GGGTTCAATATAGACGTGAGAAAATAAAAATCCTTAGATTCCTTTTTTTTTATGATTTTTTATTGAATAATTCTACAGCAATGTGGATCCTTTTGATGTGATAGTTAATCAACCAAATTTTTTTGAGTAAAGTGATTGTTAACTATTGAAATTTAATAATTATAAATGTTATTCAGAAACGTTGCAACAAGTGTGTCTTCTCTTTTAAATATAAGACCAACAGCTATTTGATTATCTGCCATTTTATTTAAATCTTGATGTTGCAACAAGTGTGTCTTCTCTTTTAAATATAAGACCAACAGCTATTTGATTATCTGCCATTTTATTTAAATCTTGTTGATCATCATCATCTAACACTGAATTTATCAAAGATTTATTTAAAGCATTAGGTCCCAAGTGGGTCATTCGAGAAATTATTTCAAAGAATCAAATTGCAATTAAAAAGGGGAAGCGAGATTGCGGACCACGTGAAATCTTTGTTACGAATTATTAAATAAAAATGTCTTAACATATTTTATCAAGCATTCTAATGTGGGAAATGCGTTGAATGTAGTTTCAGTAGTTTGTAAAATTTTACGTCCCTTTTGTAAACTACATTTCAGTGTAATTCTTTTATGATCGTCTGAAATGTTCAAACTCGTTCGTAAGTCCTTTGTACATATTTTTTGAATTTCTTTTGCAAAATCTCTTTCAAGATGATCATAACAATCGACAGTACCTTCATTCGATAATGCAGCATCAATGGCATCAAATATTAACTTAACCTCGGGTAGATTATCAGCAAATATTGTAATGGGATTTCTTGTGTTGCACAAGATCGTTAATGTAATGGCATTCTGTCTTTGCGGTGTTTTCCACAAATATAAATCAACCAAAGTTCGACTACCGTAACGTTCTTCAACATATTTTAAAACACTTTCGAGAAATCTATCTACAATGGTAGGTTCCATTTGTTTTTTCATCTCGTCGTTTTGTTTCATTTTTTTCATTTACTTTTTTATGAACTTGAGATTCTAAAAACCCTTTGTATTTTTATGACAATGAGTACTCAGTACTAGGGGGGTAGTAGCTCAATACTAGGGGGTATCGAAAATACAACGATACATTTTAATTGCTTGCATTCTAAAAACCCTTTGTATTTTTATGACAATGAGTACTCAGTACTAGGGGGGTATCGAAGATACAACAACGATACATTTTAATTGCTTGCATTCTAAAAACCCTTTGTATTTTTATGACAATGAGTACTCAGTACTAGGGGGGTAGTAGCTCAATACTAGGGGGGTATCGAAAATACAACGATACATTTTCATTGCTTGCATTCTAAAAACCGCCTACAGAAAAATTGATAAACGTTGTGACAATCTCAAATATGTTATTAAACAATGAGGCGTTCTGTTCTTTTAAACAAACAGTCGGTGAATATACTTATCGACGTACTACCAAAGTAACGCCAAATTTTCTGATCATTCGCACATTTAAAATGTACTTGTTAAAGTTGATTGCTCAAGAAAATTTTAAGCAAAATGGAAAATTTCTCTTTACTGCTAGAGATTGTGAAGTAGATTTTTGGAAACCCATCACTGATGCGTACCCAAATTTCGATGAAATAAATTGGGATGTTGATGACGTGATAGATTTACCATTGGTAAATGCAAAGAACAAAATCATTCAAAATGTACGTGTCGCACTTAGAGAACTAGTCAAAGAGAACTACATTGAGATCGTCAGAAACAAGTCGGTCATTACGGTTATTCGTAAACGTTACAATAAGAAAACAAAAATTGCAGAAAAAAACCCAGTCAAGACAGAGAAGAAACCACGAAAGGACAGTGCCAAAAGTGAGTTCACTGATATGAAAAAAAGAATGAAATGGGACCCCGAATACGTTGATGAACAACGACGACTGAATGAACAAAAACAACTTAATAAAAATTAAACAATCTCATTTAATATATGTGCAAGTTGTGCTTGTGTCAAATTTAACATTCCTGTCGTTGACGTACCCTTCGCATCTTGTTTCCATTGCCACAACATTTCTTTCAATTCTGACATATCAATCTTTCGTTTTGGGCGTAAAAATGTGATGAAAAAACCAGCTTTACCGAAAATTGGAAAGCCAAAGCAAGATTACTGGAAACCATCAATGGCTAAAAATTTGTTTAAACGTTTTTAATAAAAATCAACGCCTTGTGGTCCGTGAAATTGATGATCAAAAAATTGAAATTTTATTATTCCTCGTCTGAGTCCACAACCTTTTTTTTTACAATCTTTTTCTTAGGTTTGTCAATGTGCATCTCAACATAATCTTCCAATTCATCTAGCGATGATTTGATCGTTTTAAATTCAGTGTACGATAGTTTCTTGCTTGATAAGTATTTATACAAGTGAGTATTTTTTGTAGTGTAGGTTCCGTAAAAATATGAATAACGATCCTTTTCGGAGATCCCCTTTAAATATTCAATGTATCCATTTACTAGATCGTTTACTTTATCTTCCATTAATAGTTTAATTCATTTAATCAAATTATTAATATATTTTTGACGCACTATTTTGCGCGAAATTTAAATTACAAAATACAATCAGGGCCATATTTTGCAATTAATTCATCCTTTGTGATATAATTTTCTGGTCTTGGTTTATTATATGATTCCGGAAATATAACATCGTGTATTAATTCAGAATCCACAATTTCTAATTCTTCTACGGTAAAATATGGACTACAAAATATAGGACCAATGTAAGTAAACCTCATTGCTAATCTACACTCTAAAATAATCCAATGACGTCTCATTATGTTATGAATCGGACGTCTATTATAATAAAAGTTAACCATCCCGCCTTTTACTGGTGCCGGAGGTTCATTTGTAATCACAGGTTTGACACCTGGTTCGAATTCATTTACAGCACAATTCTTGTCAAAATCAGGATCGGCGTCATTTGAAAATAGAACAATTAGCGTAATGTCTCTTGACTAAACACTTTGAAACCAAGGATGCGACAAGTAACGTTCCCAAGATATGCGTTTCGATGGATCCTTTTGCAGTAATTCTTTTAAAAAATTAACGGCTTCTTCAGATAACTCATTGGCAGTTTCTTCTGGAAAAGATGGATACTGTAATTCAGTTGTGTCGATCTTTTCACGCCATTCGAATGGACCAAGAGGATCGCTAGTGTAAGGTAAGCAACCATATAACATTTTGTACATTAAAATTCCAATTGACCATAAATTTGCTCTTGATAAATACTTTTTATTGTGCATCACTTCAGGTGCCATATAATAAGGTGGAGCGCAGAGAGGTCCTTCGATAAACATTTCTTCGTCGCCAGTGAATTCGAGACGTTCACCTATTATTCGTAAGTTAGAAGGTTTTATATTAAAGTCGAAAATGTTCTGTTCTCGCAATGATTTTATTTTTTCCATTAACTGCTTTAGGTAAATTTTGGCATACTTTTCTCTCATTGGGCGATTTTTTAGATAGCTATTTAAATCCATTTATTCTTTAAAGTATATTATTCATCGTCAATATCAAACGCATCCCTATAAAATATTCTCAGCGCCATATTTTGCAATTAATTCATCCTTTGTGATATAATTTTCTGGTCTTGGTTTATTATATGATTCCGGAAATATAACATCGTGTATTAATTCAGAATCCACAATTTCTAATTCTTCTACGGTAAAATATGGACTACAAAATATAGGACCAATGTAAGTAAACCTCATTGCTAATCTACACTCTAAAATAATCCAACGACGTCTCATTATGTTATGAATCGGACGTCTATTATAATAAAAGTTAACCATCCCGCCTTTTACTGGTGCATAACAATTATCCGGTATCAGTCTTGTAGGTGTAAGTGTAAATTCATAAGTTGACCAATTCCGATCAAATCTTGGAAAATCATCATACGTATGTGGAATTAATAAACCTGTTAATATTAATTGCCCTTTAAAATGTTTGTCAATTATTGCCTGAATCTCACGTTCAGGATCCATTTCCACAAAATATTTACTCATTTCCATAAGTGTTCCGGGATCGGTTGCACCTTTTTTCTTAATATTGTGGGTAAATTCTACTGACATTTGATTATAAATGTCATTAAAAAAACCTAATTCAAACGTGTCAATTTTTATTGCAATCGCTCTGCCAAAGTTGCTCTATGGACTCTAGCGCCACCATTTGAGGCTGCCCCCGCAGTTGCCATACCAGACCCACCTGTTGCTTTAGATTGCTTAGATTTCAAGTGTCTTAGGTTATGTTTTAGGTCTGACAAAAATCCACCGCCATATGTCTGTTTGGTTTCAAAGTAATCTAACATCTTGTGCTCAGATTGGGCGTGAGAATTCAAGATATCGCTGGAGTTCAAAACACCTATTAAACTACTTGCCTGTCCGTTGAATAATGTAAAGACACCTGCTGAGACGGCGACTACGTACATTGTGATCACATTACCAGATGGAGCAAATGTTGATAACCAAGACCAATTTGCATTGATTTGAAGAGTGATCATTTCCAATTTACCGGGTGCTTCAATTGAATCAAGACCCAAATCGATAGGATCAATGGCCATTACGGAACCTGAACCATAGTATTGCTGTGTTACGAGACCTGTTTGAACACCAACTGTGCTTAATCCTAAACCATTAACGTTAGCGTTTGCTTGTAAGCGACCTGCCCAATCGTTAAATGTTTGTGTGCATCCTGCACGAACAGAAATATCATACAATTGCTGTATCGATGCGGAACTCAAGAGACCTGATCGTCCACCCCATTGTAAATTCATTGATTCTAGACGTAAGAAGGAATCGGGACTGTATGGATTCGATAGTAATTGTGTGTTGTTTAGACGCGCAAAAACATAAATCTTTGTTGGCACTGAATTCAACTGAACGTTAGTAGAGTTGATCTGAAAGTTTCCGCCTACTGGAAGACCAGCTGAAACTGCACTAACAGTGCTACCATAATCGGTCGGGTAACGTTCAATACCAACATATGGGTAATTTAATACTTGCTGCATCGGATTACCACGATCAACTAATTGAGGAGTAATATATTGAAACAACAATGATGGTGTCGATTCTGTATAACTAAAGGCACCACCTGGTGTACTTCCTGTGAATGGTCCAAATGTTACTTGCGAATTCAAAGTTGTTGCACGAGCAAGGGCGTCAGCGGTTGTGGTTGCAGTTGATCCGTTTGTAGAGTACAATAAACTTCCATCAATTGCCATCATCCTATTAGCACATCCATTGCTGAAATTGAAAATAAAGTCCATAGTCTTTACACCATAGAATCCACTGTCGTTTTCACGATAGTCCCCATAAAATAATGGCGATAGATAGATCGATTCTGTACTAACACAGTCCACGTACTGTACTGCGGTTGCGTTTCCTGACACTGCAGCGTTTGAACTTGTTACGATAAATGATGTACTCTTAGGAATGTTTTGATCACTCACTGAAGATGCTGGCGATAATGGAGAACGAGCTGATCCTTGTAAATCCAAAAAGTTTTGGCACAAACTAGTTGGGTAGGTGGCACACTTTGACCATTGGATCGCTTTCATTTCACGACCTATATTGAATAATTCTAAAGCTGATAACAAGTCTCCAATTTGGATCGTCATTGCTTGATTGTTAATTGTCATCTGGATCGTTGACAATGCTTTTTGAACAGGAAACGGACGAATGGCAAACATCCCATTTGCAATAACGAAAGGTCCGCTAGCGTTTGGAAGACCAGTGATTGCGGGAATCGTTAGACGAAAGGGAATTCGACATTGGACGCTTCGATCTACGAACAAATTCTGTGATGGAGGCGGACAATGCCAAGTTATCGAGTTGCTACCGACGTTTGAAGTAGAGTAAATTTTGTAGAGGACTTGTTCCCCACCTTTCAGTACAGGGAAGACTCTCTGTTGTTGCAAAGTTCTTGGATCGTGAACTGTCACTGGTTGTACCCTCTCTAATGCAAGACTCATTATTGTATATTTAAACTACATCAAATATAAAATAAATTCACGATCTGTAATAACTTTTTGAAAATCCTTATTTATTTTTTTTGGGACGCCTCGCATTATATTGGCGTTGTCTTTCTAAATACTCGGCACGTTTTATAGGATCGGAATTAATTTTCGCATCATATGCCGCCTTTCTCTTTTTTTCTGATTCTAAATATTTTTTATATGATTCAGGATCGTTTAATTTCATTTCATCCCTTAATCTTTTACATAACTTATTGTGATATTCTTTACGTTCTGGCTTGTGACAACGATCGCGATCATCTGAACGTCTTTGCTCGTCAGTTCTTAAAGGTCTTATGATATTTAATAAAATATTTAGTTCATATTTTTCATATTCTAATTGTTCTTCTGCTCGAGCCTCATTTTTGTCTAGAACATTTATTTCGCGAAATTCATATCTACAATTATCGACGCCATATTTTAGCATTTCAACGTATAATTTTTGAGTTTTATATTTACTACTTTCTAAATTGTTGCATCTTGATAAATGTAGTCTCCAACGTTCATCTATATCTTTTGACGATCCAACGTATATAAAATCACCAACTAGTATTTTATAAATGTAATAAAGCATTTCTAAAATTCTTAATATTTTTATTTCATTTTTTAAAGCCATTTTAAGCACACTCAATTATAAATAGTTCATTGATTTCTTATAGAACCCAATCTTTGCATTGACGACATCAGAACTCTTCAACGGTATCTCGTAGAGGTTATTCAATGCATCTGACCACATGAAGTGCAATGAAATTCTGCTCAAGGGGAGGGTCGATTCTAAATCTGATAATTGATAAATCTTTGGTTCGTAGACATATGTGGATCGTTGAGCTCCTGGATTGCTATCAAAGTCTAATGATACATCCACGACAATACGTTCAGTGTTTGAAAGCCCTGTGAGACCTTGTTGTCCAGATGGTGCTGCAAAATAATCTAGTGCTACTGGGATCGATTCACTCAAGCATAGAATTCTTTGGACACTGTTGAATGAATCTGTAGTGGGATAGTCTTGTGCTAACACTATGTTTCCACCAACTGTCTTATCCACTGCACTCAGTGTATCTTCCAAATAAAAAGTGTTTGGGTTCAGACCATCGTTGATTGTGTTGAAATTGTTTACTAAATTGTCAAACGCAGTATTCCAGACAACTGTGTAACCAGCTGCTCCTCCAAATGTGTTCCCAGCTAATGCAGTAGGAATCGACCACGAAAATGTATTCGTTGTGTTTGTGTATGAAAAAACCGGGAAGTTACCAGCTCCGCTAATATTTCCCATATTCACAAACGCTTTCTCCACAGCAACGTTTGTTAGATTGACAAAATGTTCATACGAGTACATCCAGTAATATGGATCGACTACTTGCGCAGCACCATTTTGAACTGGAGTAACGAGACCTAATTCTTGCGTCTGCCATATTAACGGTACTAAATTACCCGAAAAGGCTGGTGCGGCAGTATTGTTTGCAATGTTTGCAGATGGAATATTTGGAGCAATACCAACTTGAATAGTACTTAGATTTGGATTTGATTGATTTGGTACAACGGGAAAAATGAATAACGGTAAATTCTGTAACGGAAGACTAAAACTAACCATCGACATTAAAAATTCACCAGCATTGCCGATAATATTACGATCATATTGAACGTCAAATATGGCGTAACGATTTGCGGCTCCGGTTAAATTGTTTATAGTGCAATTTACATATCGCACCATTGGATTTGCTACTTGCGGGGTGGCTCCTCTTGATAACATTTATTTACTTATGGTCAATATAAAAATCCGCGATCCTCAGATTAAATATCGATCGTGACTTTAGTTATTAATTCATCGTTGTTTTTTGCCTTTAAATTGAATAATTTAGTAAACTCTGCTAGTGATTGATTTCTTGCAGCAACGCGTGCGGCACACCATCTTCCACAAGTTGCTGTACTAGAATTATCCTTTTGAAATTTATGATCATTATATGTTAAGATCGTCGATTCTGGTGCCGTAAGTAAAAGCTGACTTAAATATGGATAGTCCATATGTAATTTTTTACGCATATCGGGGGATGTCCACTTTAACTCAGCATCCGGATATTCACCCAAGGGATCGAAAAACTCAATCTCAGCCTTGTTTCGGTAAAAGAGTGCAGTCCAATGCCCATAGCTTGGTTTTTGTAAAAAAAGTAAAAAGATCGCACCGTGTGGTGATAGTAATTGATTAATATCGGAATACTTGTGTAGCTCCGAATACAATACAATCTTTGCTTTACCATTGACTAATTCCAATAGTTCATCTGATGATAGTGGCCTACCTTTTTGTTCCTCAATCTCTTCCAGACTCGACATTTATATTTAAACTTATAAATGAAGTTTTGCTAATTTATCATAATATAATGGATCCTCTTTTAAATGAGCCATCACGATTTTTAACGTGGTTGCTTTGTTTCCGTGAGTGACATCCTTGTGTTCTTTTTCAACTTGCATCCCTATTTTGATTTGTCGCTCTAGAGTTTCGTCGTCCCGAAGGGAGCTTCCACCCTTTTTTAACTTTGCAAATTCTTTGGATGCGGGTTTAAAAGCTTTAAAATATGTGATACCGTGTTCCTTCGCATATTTTGCAACAAAGATTTGCCAATCACTCTTTTTAGCACCACCAACTTGTTCTGTTTCTAATTTTTGAATGTCTTGCACGGCCTCAATCTTTGATTCAGGTGTGATTTCTTCAGACTTTGCAATGTCTTCTACAACTTCAGGAGCCAATACAGTTTCGAATCCATGTGCTTCATCCCATAGGTGTTTTTGACGTTGCCACTCTAATTCTCGTTCTTCAATTATTTCATATTGTCGAATCAATTCATTGGGAATATACAATTCTTTACCAGTATTATCTTTACTTCGTTTGAGTTCGTGGTAGCGTCTCACAATGTCTTCATCTAACTCATCACGCCTTGGTTTCTCGATAAATTTTGGTGCATTTTGTTTTGGTCGACGAATATAAACGGGATGCTGTGGTTTAACTCCATAAAATATTCCATTGTATGCATCAATTAATGCGGCCAGCTTTGTTTGTTCATCTCGGTGGACAGCATCGGGTAGTTCTGATAAAACCTCTAATGATTTTAGTACGTATTTCAGGAGAAATTCACGATGTGATGGATTTGCTAAAACTTCGGCACCAATAGCTGATATAAGTGTTGATACTACTGGATGCGATCTCGCGAATGCATATGGTACACGATAAACATCTTTTATATAATCCAATCCTACGTGTAACGCGTTATTTAATGCTCCTGGTGCGTGTTCATTAATTGCATTACTTACATAGCGTCCGAATATTTCTTTCGCGTTAGCTGGCAAGGCATTGAAACGAGCAGAATTAAATATGTGACCCTTCACAATATTTGCACCTGGTATTCTACTTGCAAAATCAAATATAATATCTGAAACACCATCATACCCCAAACTAGCAATAGCTGCTGGATTTGCTTGTTGCATAAAAACATCAACTAATTCTTCGGCCATTCAATTTTATTAAAGGCAAAGATTAAATCTATACCCCATCCAATAAATATACAGAATGTTGTGTCATCACATACGCTGGAGCATTGTTGTTTATAAGCAGCCAGCGTGATTTCTGCTTGAGAAATTCCACAGTTTGCTTTTTTGTTAAACCCAAATAGTTTTCGGTTGCGTAACTTATCTGATGATGACCTGCTCCTCCTGGAAAAACGACCAGATTCTCTAATTCGTTAAATATAACACGCCCAAACGCTTTCTCATTCGGATTAATCAAATGACTCGTGAGAATAAGCGACAACTGAAGCTTACGACCTACTTCCAAAATGTCCTTGATTAAATGAAATACCTCCTCCTTTATAAATTTGTCGTGGATCGTTCCTATATCGTCAAAAATCATCAAACTGCCTTTCTCAATATCTTTCTCAATCAAGATCGGATTGTCTACCAGCGATTGATCGAGTTTCACTTGTTTAGGCTTTAATTTTTTATACGCTGGATCGTCCATCCAGTCTGTACGTGATACGAAATAGATCGGCTTCTTTGGATGCAGTTTCTTAAACGTCATCGCTAGATTAGCAGCAAAAGTGGATTTTCCAGATCCGGATCGCCCCGCAACATACCAGACACTGCGCCGACTAGGATCGAAGATAGGTTCTAACATATTGGCTTTAAGGTCTATCTTTGAATAATGAGGATCTTTCTGCGTCTTCTCAGGGTCTTTGTATATTATAGACGCCTCATATTTCCCGGACGTGACGCGGGCTATCGGATCTCCTCCTAAAAAACTTAAGGACATTTTATTCTTTACTAAAAAACGCCGAAAATAATAAAAATGCGCGCGCCAATGAAAACGGCCTTTTCACGCGCGTCAGTATCTTAGGTTTAAAATATTTGAGGGGTTTTAGAACATCAATGAGTTTATATCATTCGGATTCGGATTCAGAGTTATATGACGATGTTTCGTCTAGTTTTTCACCTGTGATGATATCATTCGAAGGTAGAACAGGAGGTGACATAGCGCTATATAATGATCCTGAAAACGGATTGGCACCATATAATGGTTTCGACGAACATAATAGAGTTATACGCAAACCATTAATTCCTACACCTGACGATTTTGACAGCGGAGATGAAACAGAATTAGTTAACGCAAAGACGTGCAACGAATTCTTGGAAATCGTTGATATGAGTTCACCTCCTAGACCGGTTAAGGGAACTACTGCTGCACTAGAAGAAAGACTTGTTCCAGAGATTCTAGAATTAAAAAAACGCATTAATGTGATTGATATTAAGAAAGTAGTTCAATATGGTAACCCTGTGATTGAATTGACAAAAAGAGGTACACGTAAAGCTCACCATCGAGATCAAATTGAATGTTTATGTGGTGGCGTGTATCGAAGAAGTTGTGGGACGCAACATCGTCAATCAGACGTTCATCGTAAGTTCTTAGAGAGATGTTTTAGAACGCGATCACGACGAAAACCGCGTGTACGACCCGAAATCAATATCAATGCTTCAAATCAAAGATTAACTGATGGATTACGAAAAGGTCATTTTGTCAACAATGCAAAATATCAAGAATCAAATAGTAACGTTGAAACAACTACTAAGTAGTGCTCCTTATGATGACATTTTAATTGATTGTGGTGATCACGGTTTGCACATTACAATGTGTATTGGTGGTATTATTGTTTTTGAACAATTGGTTGCACTCAATTAATTATTGCGTCTAAATTACTTGTATTTTAACTTATGTATTCTTTAAAATGTCAGATGAGATCAAAATCACAGAAGTAAATTTAGGCAATATAACAGATGCTATTAAGCAAGTCTCACAGTTTCGTCCCGAAAATAGCCAGACAGTTCCAAATGAAATTTTCGTTCCGAATAATCTGGAGGATCTTCCAAATGGAATGTCTTCCAAAGATCTTACGAGAGAAGAATATCTTGCAATGACAGAAGGTGCCAGATCACATATTGCACCAGAAGATTATGAACTTATTATTTTTGAAGATCGTGTAGCGAGCAAACAGGTATGGAACACAATGATGGAAAAGTTTAGGGCATCCAATATTCCAATCAGACCAGATCTTAAAGATCGTTCCAAAAGATGGAAGAGTAAAAAGGAAGGTTACGTCGCAATGATTGCAAATAAAGAAACGAAAAACATTGAAGTTGTTACACTACTTTCTCGCAATAATACAGAAAAGTTCTGGGTCGATTGTGTAGTAACAATGAACCCCGTTTCTACTCAACCATTCGTAACAATGATCCTGAGTTCGCTCAAACGTGTAGCCACTGAAAAGGGAACGCAATTAATGATCCCTACAGAATATGGCAAATATGAGGATTACTAGTAATGCTCTTTTTGGGGGATTTTAGCAATGGGACTAGTCTTTCTGTATATTGATAGCTTTGCTCATCCTTGCTTATCAAGTATGCTTTACGCATCTTCTCATAGTCTTCACGATCCATTTCGTATAAACGATCTAAATAATCGTTCCCCATTCCTAATTAATATACTAAACAATATTTAGGGATTGATGCATTATTTTATAATTTATGTTTAGTGAGAACGTGTCCCTTACAACGCAGCACTAATAAGTATTTATATTATATTTGAAACCTAGTCTTCACTCGTTGATGACTAGATTTTTAAAAGTTAATTTTTATTGTGGTGGGTTCATTGTCAAAATGAGATGAGGATACTGCGTCTTTAGATATTGGAATGTTTTTAAACGCCCTTCTGGTCCTACGCCAATTCTACGATGTTTCATCTTGTATTCAAATTGTAAAGCCTCTTTTTTTGATATAAAGTTACTAACGACAAAGTAATGTCGCCAAGGTCTGTATCTTCGGGTACTGCGAGCTCCACCACTGATCAAACCATTGTGCTGTCGTAAACGATGCTCGTGGTTCCCTGAGTAACCTGTATATATTTTGTTCGAGTACTGAGGCAATGTCGATATCAAACAATACACTACCGGTGTTTGCATTTAAAAGTTGTTTTTGTTTTTTTTTTTGGTGGTAGTAGGCTTTGGTCCGCGTCTTTATTTTTTCTCCATTTATATTTTCAATTACTTTATCTTTTAAAGCTTGTTTTTTTTTCTGATAAAGTTCTTTATTGTATGCAATGATTTTTTCCTTATTCTTTTCGTAATATTCACGTTTGTACTTTTTGTTTGCAATCTTTACTTCTTCTTTATGCGTTTGGTAATAACGCTTAGACATCTCGTTATGCTTTTTCTTGTACTCTGGTTCATCCTTATGTTTATGATAGTAGGCATTGCAATATTGCGAATGTTTCACTTTCTTGCGCTTTAACATTTCATATTCTTGCATTTCCTGTTCAGTCAACATTTATTTTTACTATGACTTTATTTTTTAAATTCTTAAACACGCACTAAAACATTGTTTTTAAACTACCCACATTTTTAGGTCATTTTTCAAAAATGACCAAAAACATCAATTATTATTCTCCAGTTTCCAAATGAGTAATATATTATACGTCGTGAATTATTGAACAAAATTTTCAAAAAAGTGACCAAAAAATCCCAATATCTTTTTCCTCAAATGGATAAGTCTAAATTTATTCGTGGTGAATTTAAACTTTGGTCATTTTTTTCAACTTTTTTGAAAAAAGTTAGTTGGTATAGATTTTGTATTTGGGTGATTGTTGTGTCTTTTGTTTTTTTAAACTAAAAATATTTATAAAAAAAAGTGACCAAAATGACCAAAAACAAACACATCACAAACGTTAAAACACATAAACAAAACGAGCTCCGATTTGGGATTTTTGGTCATTTTTTGATTTTTTGAAAAAGTGACCAAGCTAAATATATAGCTAAGACTAATTAGATTCGCTTAATTCTCATTGGTTTAGGTTCTTCCTCTGTTTCTGCGATAATTTTGATGTTGTCTTTGGTATTTACCATATTTACACCTACGAGGCATTTAATGTTTGTTCTCTTATTGGTATCATAAAGTTCACAACAATCTGGATTGGCAGGTTTCTCACACGATTGACAAAACTTTACAAGTTTGATTTGACAACCACAATTGATGAATGTTTTAAGATCGTCAAGGTCGGTGTGTACATATTTAATATTGAGATCGAATTTACAATAATTTTTGTAGGCATTCACAAAATCTTTCCATTTAATATAACCATTTGCATTGAATGTGAATTCGTAGACTCCTCCGTTTTCTTTCAAGAAACGATAAACAGTGTTTGTTTTCATTTTAGTTTCTTCTTGCATATCTAATAATGTTTGAGGTACAAACATCCAAATTGACTTGGTTTGTGATTTTGTACATTCGCGATACTTTTTCAAACATCTTAATAAAACAGCAGGAGCCTCAGATTGTAATTTTTTTGACAATGTTAGATCCTTATCCTGATCTAAAATATTATTGTACATTGGTAGAGCCATCAAACGCCTAGAAATTCGTCCAGCATCATCGCGATAATTAAAATGATAATTTGCACTGAAGAAAGCTGTAGCAGTCCATTTATCTAGATTAAGTTTAGTTTTATGCTTTCTAGAGATGGAAATATTTTCACCCGATGCCATACTACACAAAGTCGTCGCAGGTAAAAACTCGTCTATATTTTTTGGTGCATCTGGAAATAATATGATTTTCTTATTCCACAAAGTTTCGAGCGTAAATGATTTATCACTGTTAGCATCAATGGTACCAATATCTCCAGTAAAAAACATTCTAATAATACATTCGATTATTTTGGACTTACCTGTTCCAGCTAAACCCACGAGATACGGAATGACTTCCCATTGATCATAAGTACCAACTGCATAATGTAATCTACCAATCAATATTTCAAAAATTTCAATAACAGCAGGTTCCCATTGATATTGTACAATTTTGTTCCAAGCAGGTGTCTCTAGATGAATAGTATCGTTGTAATTAACATCATAGTATCGAAAAGTGATCGGACTTTTACCATCATTGATTTTTACAATATCATCGAAAGAATGCAAAGCCAAAGTATGTATATCAAAATACCCATCTCTAAATGCAATTAAATCGTGATCACATTTGTTGGTTGTGATGAGTGGGAAATCTTTGTGATCAGTTGTTTTCCACCATTCATTAATAGCTGGCATATTTAATCCTTTAAGAAACAAGGTATCGTTTTTGAGGAATTCATTAATGTGATCTTGTGGTGTTCCTTTGTCCTTTCTTTCAAGATATACTCCTTTAATTGTATCGTGTTGTTTATAAAGACCTTCTTCATATCTAGCCAAATGATTTTCTTTTGCGTGGGTGGTGATAATGTAAGTACCACGAGTAAACGGATTCATAATTTCTAAATCCTTTGGTCCATCGAGTTTTGCTAAATCCTCGATTGTAGGTTCGAGTGATTTTTCCGAGATGGAAATTATAAACCCAAATTTATCCAACACAAGTTTCTGTGCTTTTTGACACAAGGTTCGAATTAATTTACGAGTTGTCTTTTCTGTCTTTGCAATCATAAATCCATCGTGCACAAGAACATTAATTTGTGTTTTCTTTCTAAAAACGGACAATATAACATCAATGACTTGGCTCTCGATTTTGCTGTTAAACAAATAGAAAAAATACTTTTGTACTGCTAATGGATCAGTTGTACCTACTTCCTTTGCTGCCATTTCACGAATACTTTGAAAGTCATCCATTTGATAAAATGTGTTTGTGATTTCAACCATTTCTTTTTTAAAATCATCAACAAACTGTTTAATCTCTTTGACGGGATAATAAGCGTTACCACCGTTTGCTAATTGAATAAACAATTGTTTCATTGCTTTACGATCACCCAATGAGAGATAGTATTCTCGATTTTCACAATATTCATCGAGCTGAGGAGTTTTTAACTTGTACTTTTTACACAAACCTTGTAGAAGAATAAACATTGCATTTTCAATATCAATATCGTGCTGATAAAAATGTCCAACTAAACGCTTACACCATCGAGGCATAGATTGTAGAGACATTGAACTAGAGTAAGCTCTGCCCCAATCGCGTCTAGAACTTGCCGTTTTAGCTCCGTAATGATATGCAGTGTTTTTTCGATCTTTGCATAATTCTTCTTTGAGACAGTGTTGTAAACCCTTATAGAGGTCTACATCGATGTTTTTGAGTGCGCATATTCTGCGTACGACATCTGTATCCCACTGCTCGGTTAATGATGCTGCGTGTACTGGTAATTCTTTTTTCGTACTAGCCATTTTTGATATTTAGTTCCCTTAAATATTAAAAATTTCTTTATATTATTTGCTAAATATATGCTTCAAACGCGTTTATTTTTTTTCAGTAAAATCGACAATGATTTCTGGGATTCGTCCATTCTTTTCCGTCAAGATGCGACGTCTGCGCTGTTCTTCGATCCAGTGCTTATTTTTTTGATAGTAATCATGGTTATATTGCTTTAATTTTGGAGTTAGCTTTACGTATTCAATGTGACCCATCGGCATTTCTTATTTCTTATATGTTGAAATTCAATTTTTTAAGTTCGTCCAAACGCACTTAAAAATATAATATTTAGCAATAGAAAATGTCCGAAGAAAAGTTATTCAACACATTGCGAAAAATGACGCTTACACCCGATACTGTTACAAATGTGGAAATGTGCGAGCAATATAAATACATTGGTGGTAGTTCCGAATCAGGTCAAAAATTTTTCAGTCATTTCGCATTAGAAAAGTATCCTGAACCCGTCCTACCTGAATATTGTCCTTGCGGAAAAGGAGGCATTAAGCATTGGGAATATATATATCATCCAGCAAATAAGATTTCGATTGCGATTGGTAGTAGTTGTATAAAGAAATTTTTAACTGGTATTAATCGCACGTGCAACAATGCTGATTGTGATAATCAGATTAGCTCGAATGCAACCTCGCCGTATTGTAAATCGTGCTTGAAGAACGAAGGAGTAGAAACTATTTTAAAAAAAGCAAGGAAATTGATTGCTGATGGGATTACCGATGTCGAAGAAATTCGGAATGCTCTGGGTCTCACAAAATATGAACAATACATTTATGATATGCACGTTGAGTTATGTCTTAGTCGGATCAGGAAGCAAATTCGAGATGTCGAAGAACAAAAACGGCGTGACTTAATTCAAAGTCAGAAGGTCAAAAAATCTCTCGAACAACAAAAACTTGCCGAAGAATGTCGTATACGTGAAGAACTTGAACGTAAAAAACTTGACGAAGAATATCGCATACATCAAGAAAATGAATACAAAGCATACGAAATACGACGAGACATTGAAAGCAAACGATTAGAAAATATACGTTTAGCGCAAAATGCAAACTATTTAGAAATGCGCAAAAAAGAAAAGGCGGAAAAGTTAAAGAACGAGACGATCCAAAAAGAAAAGGAGAAACAAGCGTTATATGCTAAAATAGAACTAAAAAAAAAAGCAAAAGCGAAAGCATTATTGATGAAAAGAATATGTAATCACGGGCCCGGTTGTAAAATCCATTCACAAGATTCTTGAGCAAAATGAACTAGTTCAATATATGTATTCTAGTTAATATGTACAAATAAAATTAATGTGCGTTTCTTTGAAAAAAGACAAACTCATATGGGTGAATATATTCTCCCGCAGAACGCACAAGCACTATATAACTTTTTGAAAACATCATTAGCGAATTGTGATCAAAAACTTGGTATTTAAATTATTGCGCCACGTTCTCTCAATTGACTAAGAACGACGGCTTCTTGTTGTCTATGAGCCATTGTATACGCTTCCTGCATCGACGATGGGCTATTGGGATCGTAATAATATTGTTTACCTTTTGGACCCCAACGAATAAATTCTCCTTTACCATCTTTACCAGTTTCATACGGCATTTTGCTTGTTAAATTGATCAAACAATTTTTTTACTACATAATAAGCGTTAGATTTATGCAAACTGCAGTAATCAAAATCATTCTTCTTACGGTTTTTGCCGCAAACTGGGCCGAATACGTAATTCCCTTGATCATCAAAGAATACATTTCTATATTGACACTTTAGTTTATAATTTAAGTGTGGTGGATTATTAGACATTTATTAGTCAAACGCGGAAAAAAGTCTAAACAATAAACGCACAGTCATAATAAAATGAACGTTGAAACCAAATTGATTGAATGTACTGAAGATACCCTACCAAGTGAACTGCGTGACTTACCAAGCAGCATTACTCACGACAAGGCTTGGTTACAAACCGAGTTAGAATTTTGCGAAACAATGTATGACAAAATCATCAAAGACTTGGCAACCGATCCCGAAGCAGATTTTGGAATACCAAGTCCGGTCGAATACTTTGAGAATCCAGAAATATACGATACTTTTTGGAATGATTACAAGGAGAAACTAATTAGCGAATTCAAAACCAAGCACGCAGAATCGCTCGCCTACGAGAAGGAACAAAAGACAAAAAAGCTAGACAAATACAGTATGAGCGATGAGGCGTACATTGAAAAGTATTTAATGGAGGAAGCTGAATATGACTCTGGAGCAAAAATCCGATTACTTCCACCACCACCAGAGTTTGAAGAGGATCGTAAATCATTACGATCATATCTTGCATCAGAGTTATGTAGTTATTTAGGAATGTTACCTAAACTAAATTCCATTTTGACGACTGACTTTCCAAACTTGAAGCTCCATTTTATCTCTACAGAGGATCCAATTACCAATCTGCAAGAACAGAAGATATTAAGTGAACCTACTAAAATTATTTAAAAATGACAATATAATATTACATAGAACTATGAAATATTTTATTTATAAAATAGTGAATTCAATTGATGATAAAGTTTACGTAGGTTCAACCATTAATTTGAAACAAAGATGGAAGTGTCACATATATGATTTAAGACGTAAAAATGGTCCATTACAACGTCACATTAGGGAACAAGGTATTAACAAATTTGAAATTATATTGGTGAAAGAAATCGATGTTTTCACAAAAACTGCCGCAAGACACGAAGAACAACTGGAAATAAACAAATACGAGGAGGATCAATTATTGAATGGACAAAAAGCATTATTGACAAAACAACAACGCGCATTGGATCACGGTTTGACTGAAAAATTAAGATATCAACGCATCAAAACGGCAAAAACCAAATAACCAATATTTAATTTAATGGCACAACACAAATTGTTCTATTTGCATATGTGCCGATACCACCACTGTTTGCAAATCTTGCTGTAAATATATTACTACCAGCTGTTAAACCTGTTATAACCAATGAAACAGTACCATAACCAAAATATGTACCAGCATTTGTAGAAGCTATAACACTCGCACTATTTTGATCACTTGCCGCGAGTGTCGTTGCGCCCGAAATACTAAATCCCATACTACAATATGAGCCCGAACTGGTACTTGTCATTCTTGCCGATAACGTCACCAAAGCAATAGTGCCAGTTGTAATTGTAATTACTTGTCCAGTTGTAAGAGTTTGATATGAACTATTTGCTACGGGTAAACTTTCAGACGTAGCAACATAATTTGCTTGGGCAGCCGATGTCGAGCCCCCGCTAGGTGTCGACCAAATAGCCGTTGTTGAATTGGAAGCAGTTAAGACCTGGCCAGTCGTCGGTGCCGTCGCTGCATAAACGCTAACACTAGAGGCTCCGGATGCTCCCCAAAGTTGTCTAGCAATAACATTATTGGTATTGTCTGTCATTGTTTTGTTGGTCAGTGTTTGTGCACCAGCGAGAACAGTCAATGTGTCATTGAAATTGGGTAACGTGAGTGTCTTTGAAGTTGTCGAAGTGGTCGCCAAAGTTGTCGTTGTTCCGGTCGTTGATCCTGAATCATTAAACTTTGTGATTTTTGTGTTATCAGAATTATTATACACTGTAAATGTCGAGTCAGAAAATGTCGTTGGTGCACTAACAGGTGTAGACCAAATAGCCGTTGTTGAATTGGAAGCAGTTAAGACCTGGCCAGTCGTCGGAGCCGTCGCTGCATAAACACTAACACTGCTTGCACCACTTGAATCCCATAAGCCTCGTGCAATAACATCATTTGTGCTATCTGTTAATGTCTTATTGGTCAAACTTTGTGCACCAGCGAGAACAGTCAATGTGTCATTGAAATTGGGTAACGTGAGTGTCTTTGAAGTTGTCGAAGTGGTCGCCAAAGTAGTTGTTGTTCCGGTTGTTGATCCTGAATCGTCAAACTTTGTGATTTTTGTGTTATCTGAATTATTGTATACTGAAAATGTCGAGTCAGAAAATGTCGTTGGTGCACTAACAGGTGTAGACCAAATAGCCGTTGTTGAATTGGAAGCAGTTAAGACCTGGCCAGTCGTCGGTGCCGTCGCTGCATAAACGCTAACACTAGAGGCTCCGGATGCTCCCCAAAGTTGTCTAGCAATAACATTATTGG